TGGTTATGTAGCAGAATGTTCAAATTATCATCATGGTGAACAAAATTTATATGATACAATCACTAAATTAGCTCAGAGATTTGTTGGATCTAATAATGTTCCATTATTATTTAACGATGGAGCTTTTGGTTGTTTAGATCCTAACACTCCAATATTATTATGGTCAGGTGAAATAAAATTAGCAAAAGATATTAAACAAGATGATAAATTAATAGGAGACGATGGTAAAATAAGAAATGTTTTAAAAATAACTTCAGGAATAGATGATATGTATGAAATTACAACAAAATTAGGAAAAAAATATAAAGTTAATACTAAACATATATTGACTCTTTATTACTCTGAAAATTTTGATATAAAATGTAAAAAATCAGGTGAAGATGGAATCTTATATTTTAATTATTTTAATGGTAATAATATAAAATCTATTAATATAAGTTTTAATAAGAGTAAAACAATAACTACATCTCATTTTAATAAATCTAAATTAACAGAAGAAGAAGCTTATGATAAAATATTAAATATACAAAATGAATATAAAAAAAATTATAACAGCAATAAAATAATAGATATAAAAGTTGAAGATTACTTAAAATTATCTAATGCTAATAAAAAATTTTTATACATGATTTCTAATATAAATTGTGTTGAATGGGATAAAAAAGAGATTCCTATATCACCATATATTTTAGGAGCATGGTTAGGAGATGGTAATAGCGACGGAAGCGGTATAACATCTTCAGATGAAGAAATTTTAAAAGAATTTGCTATATATTCTGATTCTATAAACTGTGAACTGGTTCATCATTCAAATGGAGATATAAATAGACGAGAAAGATATCATTATGGGATTAGAAGAAAAAGCTCAGGATATAGATTATCAATTGGAGACAAAGAACATAATTCTAAAATTTGTAAAGGATGTCAAACATCTTCTAAAATATCTAAGATATGCGACTGGGTTTTTAATAAAACTGAAAATAAAGATATTATAATTGAAAATATCAATGGAGATAAAAGAAAAGATATGAATATGTGGATAAAATTATTGAAAGATAATAATCTTTATAAAAATAAACATATACCAAAAGATTATTTGATTAATGATAAAAATACAAGATTAGAATTATTAGCAGGATTAATTGATACAGATGGAACTATAAAATATAACAATTCATCTAAAGGAACACAACAATATATAGAAATTTCTCAATCTAAGAGATTAAGAGAAAATTTAATATACCAAATTGAATTTTTAGCAAATAGTTTAGGATTTTCAACAAGCATATCTGAAATAAAAGTTGATTCATTAACAAAAAAAAATGAAGATAGAACTTTATTATCAATAAGAATTATGGGAGAAAATATTTATGAAATTCCTACAAGATTAAAAAGAAAAAAAATATTAGATAATAAAGAGAATAGAACAGTATTGTATCATAATTACTCAAAATTTAATATTACTAATACAGGAAAAGGTGAATTTTATGGATGGCAAATCGATAGCAATGAAAGATTTTTATTAGGAAATTTTATAGTAACTCATAATTCAAGACTAGAGAATGGTAAGGATGCAGCTAATGGAAGATATATATTTACTAAATTAGATATGTTAACTAGATATATATTTAAAGAAGAAGATGAGCATTTTTTAACAAATAGAGAAGATGATGGTGATATTATTGAAAAAAATTATTATTTACCTATTATTCCTATGATTTTAATTAATGGTGTTAATGTAGGTATTGGTACTGGATTTAGTTGTTCTGTTCCTTCATATAATATAAAAGATATTATTGAATGGATTAAATTATGGATTGAAGATAAACAAAATTTAGATTCTAATAAAAATGAAATTACAATTAATCTTAAACCTGTATTAAAACCATGGTATAGAAATTTTAAAGGAAGTATATATGAAAATGGTAAAAAAATTATAACTAAGGGATTATTAGAAAAACAAGGAAATTCATATGTTATAACAGAATTACCAATCGGAAAGAAAAATCTAAGTATATCTAAATATAAACAAAAATTAGAAGAATTACAAGAAAAAAATATAGTTAAAAGTATTAGAGACTTATCAAATGAAAATGATATCAAATTTATAATAACATTATCACCAGATATAGATGATAAAATGCAAGAAGAACAATTATATGATGTATTAAATTTAACAGATTGTTTATATACAAGTAATATGGTTTTATTTGATAAAAATGGAATACTTAAAAAATATGATAATGTAAATGATATTATTACTGAATTTTGTATTGAAAGATTAAATTTATATAATATTAGAAAAAATGGTATTATTCAATCTATGGAATATGATCTTAAATATTTAAAAAATAAATTAAGATTTGTATCTGAAGTAGTTAATAAGACTATTGTTTTAAATGATAAAACAGATGAATTATTATTTGAATTATTAAAAAATAGAAATTTTGATTTAAAAGAAGATACATATGATTATTTATTATCAATGCAAATGAGATCTATGACTAAAACTAAGATTGAATTATTACAAAAAGAAATTAATGATTTAATTAAAAAATTAGAAAATTATAAAAATACAACAATTTATGATATTTGGAAAAATGAATTAAATGATCTTTATTCTAAATATCAAGAATGGTTAAAATTAAATTAAAATTAAATTAAAATTAAATTAAAATTAAATTAAAATATTAATTTTTTTATAAAAATATTTATATTAATTATAATTAATATAAATAAAATTATGTCATCAAATTATAATTTACAAGAAGGTAAAGATTGGTTATTTTCTTTTATGAAAACTTTATTTGAAATGCCACAAAATATAAATAAAGACGAATTTGAAAAAAAAATGAATGATATATTTAAAGATTCAGAAAAAGAAATGTTTTCTTGTAAAGATAACCAAGAAAATCAAGGCATGTTTGGATGTGAATTTTTAAATGAAGAGGATGTTCAAAAATATTGTGATAGTAAAAATGATTGTTTAGGATATATAAAATTTTATGAGGATTTAAGCAAAATGTATAAATATGTTCCAACTAAAAAAACACCTATAAAAAATAATAACGAGCAACTAAAAACTGAATTAGGAGAAATTTTATTTTATAAAAAAAAAGAAAATAAAGATAAAATATTTGGTATGGATAAAAATACATTTTATATTATTTTAATTATAATTGTAATTATTATTGGATTTATGGTTTATAATTAAATTTAAATTATGTATAATATAATTTTTCTAAAAATAAATCTTTAGATTAAAATTTAAAAAATATTTTTTAGAAAAAATATTTTTTTATACTATATAATAATATATAATATAAAATGAGAACTAATTATTATTATGAAGAACCCAAAAAGGAGGAACAAAATTCTACTACTCCTTCTACTACTACTGATGATGATAAAATTTTAGGTATAAAAAAAACTTATTTTTATGCTATATTAGTAGTATTAATATTAATTGCTGCTGGATTAGGTTATTATTTTTTTATGTATAAAAAATCAACTTCTGTTGAAACTACAAATGTATCAACTCCAGCTGCAGTAGAGATGCCTTCTGCAGCTGCACCTACTCAGTATATATTTAGTTAATTCAATATATGATAAAATTTTAATATTTTAATTTTATCATATCTAATTTTATTATATAAATAAAATGAAAATAAGTAATTTTATAAAAATATTTGGATTGTATACTATATGGTGTTTTATTTTACATTTATTATCTTATTATAATTATATTTCATCTACTAAAATATTAGCTATATTTGTTTTATTTATATCAATTATTTTATATTGGATTTATCCTGGTTATTATTTTAAATGGTATAAAAAAATAGCATGTTATATATTTATAATTTTAATTTTATTTGATATTCTATTTCATTATTTACCAGTTTATTTTTTATATAAAAAAGAAAAAAAACAAGATAAAGTGAAAATAGCATGGAAACAAATTTTAACAGTAACAATACTTTATATATTAATTATGAGAAAAACTATTTTTACTATTTATAAAGATCCTTTTGATTATATTACAAATTAAGAAGAATTCCGTCTTCATTATAAAAACTTATTTTTTTAAAATATTAAAATACATATAGCACTAATCATCATAATATTAGTTATAAATCTAGATTTATTTGTAATAGGAATTAAATAACCAAAACCAACAGTAGAAAAAACATCAAAATTATAATTAATCATATGTTTGAAATATCTTTTTATATTTTCATTTTTATTATTCATATCTATTAATAAAAATTTTTGTTGAGTGCTCCAATCATCTACATTAGTAAATATAGTTAATATTATCGAAAAGAATAATATGTTTAAAAGAAACAATATTATTTTAATAAATAATTTTTTATGAATAGGAAGAGAAGAATAATAGTTAGAAAATTTATCTAAGATGCTCATCTATTTTATTATATATAAATATACTAAAATAAATTTTTATAATTATCTTTTAAAAATATAAAATGAAATATTTAATTTTAGCATTATTTTTATTTTTACTTTTCTTGCTTTATTTCCTTAGATATCCTACTCCTATTATTAGAAAAAATAATGAAGATTATGTTTATTCTCCAGCTTTTGGTAAAATTATGAATATTACTTATAGAGATGATAATACCTTATATATATCTATATTCTTAAGTCCTACTGATATTCATTATCAATTTTATCCTATTTCCGGTTTAATTAAAGATTTAAAATATGATTGTTCAGGTAAATTTGAATTAGCTTATGAATTAAATAAAAGTAATAAAAATGAAAAATCTATATATACTATATCTAATAAAAATGGAGATTTTATAGTTTATCAGATAGCTGGTTATTTAGTAAGAAGAATATCAACATATGGAAAAATAGGTGAAAAAGTAGATAGTGGAGAATGTATGGGTATAATTTATATAGGAAGTAGAGTTGATATAATAATACCAAATTCAAATAAATTTAAATTATTAGTAAAAGAAAATGAATTAGTAAGAGGATTTAATAGTTTATTAGGCCATTATATCTAAAAAAATTCAA